AAAGAAAAATCCTACAAGTGGCTTTTAATAAAAAAGAACTTACATATTTAGAATGTAAATATCAATTTATATTAGAAGTTTTAGAAACACCTAAATATCTTAATGATAATATATTAGGTAAGTTTTATGATAGAGATTTTAGATGAAAGAAGATTTATTAAAACAGTTATTAGAATCAATTTTAGGTAGAAGTAAGCCAGCTCGTGGAGGTGAAGAAGCTGTATTTACTTGTCCTTCTTGTAACCATCATAAGAAAAAATTAACACTAAATTTATCTACACAAAAATTTCAATGTTGGGTTTGTGGTTATAAAGGACACAGAGCATTTAAATTACTAAAACAGGTAAAAGCATCACCAAAAGCATATGATCTTTTAAAAGAAATTGACTCTCAATATAGCTTTAAAAGACAAATTACTACAAAAATACCTACAGGTTCTCTGCATTTACCTCAAGGAGTAACGCCTATAATGTCATCTTCAGCGATAATGTCAAAACATGCATTACATTATTTAAATCAAAGAGGAATAACACCTCAAGACGTAGTTAAATATGATTTACATTATTGTGAACAGGGAGAATTAAGAAATATGGTTGTAATACCCTCATATGATAAAGATGGCTTTTTAAATTATTATGTAGGTAGATCATTTGATAAAAACGCATACATTAAACATAAATTAGCTTCCAGTACAAAGGACATAATTGGTTTTGAAATGTATATAAATTGGGATCTTCCCATTATTCTTTGTGAAGGTGCGTTTGATGCTATGGCTATAAAACGTAACGCAATTCCTTTATTTGGTAAAAAGATTTCTACTACATTGATGAAAAAAATTATAGAAAGTAAAGTTGAAAAAATATATCTTGCCTTAGATGAAGATGCTCTTAAAGATGCTTTTAAACACGCAGAAACATTTCTATCCTATGGAAAAAAAGTCTATCTTATAGAAATGGGTGATAAAGATCCGTCTGAATTAGGTTTTAAATCTTTTACAAAATTATTACATGATGCAACAAAACTTACTACTTCTATTTTAATAAAAAAGAAGTTAGCCTTGTCGTAGAGGTTTATATTTATAACAAACTGTAGTAATTAATGGAAAAAATAGCACTTTTACCTGGAGGATTTAAACCCCCTCATGCAGGACATTATAATATGGCTAAATGGTTAGCTTCAAACACAGATGCAGACACTGTAGTCATAAAAATAGGTGCTAAAGAAAGAGATGGTATAACAAGAGAAATGTCTCTTAAATTATGGGATTTATATAGATCTACAGATCCTGACCCCTTAGCTAAAAAACTTACAATATTACCTTCAGATTCAAATTCACCAGTAAAAGATGTTTATGATTTTATAGAACAAGATGCTCCTGAAGGATCTATCATTTATTTAGGGATGGGAGAAAAAGATAGTGGTGATGCACGGTTTGCTAACATAGGTAAATTTGCTGAACCTAAAGGAATTACATTTAAAACAGTATTAGTACCACCACAAGCAGGAGGTGTGTCAGGTACTGAAATGAGAACATATATTAAAAAAAATAAATTCTCAGATTTTCAAAAATATATTCCAGATCATTTAACAGCAGAACAAACAAATGAAGCTTGGGCTATAGCAATAGGATATACTGATTATAGTCCACCTAAAGGAGGAACACAATCAACTAATTTAGGGGAAGATTTTTATGATCCTAAAAATAAATACTATGATTTTGCTAAAAGTAATGTTCCTGGTCCTAAAAAAGATATTCCCAGAAAAGGAGATCAAATACATAATAGACAAACAAACCCCCATTCACATATGAGTGAAATGATGGCAGGTACTATGACCAATCAAGAAAAAGCTAAACATAATAGAAATCTTAAACGTCTTAAAAAAGATATGTCTAAACAAGGAGACCAATATATAAAAGTTCCTGATTATTTAAAATATACACTTATAAGAAAATTATATGAACAAGGAAATCCAGAAAATTATACTACAAGTACTGTTATGATAAACAATTCTATTATACCTTTAGAAGTAATGGATACCCCAGAAAAACAAACAACAGGTATGATAGGAAGAGATGAGTTAAAAGGAGGGATGATTTTTCCTTACAATCAAATTTCTAAAAAAGAATTTCATATGAAAGGATGTAAAATTCCTTTAGATATTGTTTTTATAAGTAAAGAAAAAATAAATAATATACATCATAACTGTTCTCCTTGTCAATGTAAAATAGATAATTGTGGTTGTCCTACATATTCAGGAATAGCTGATAATGTTTTAGAATTACCTGGTGGGTATTGTAAAAAACATAATATTAATAAAGGAGATAAAATTAGTCTTAATTTAATATTACCTGATAATGTATCTCCCTACATGTTAAAAGAACGTAAACTTAAAAAAGGAGAAGAAAGAATAGCTAAAAGTTTACCAGATAAAGAATTTAAAAAACGTTATGGTAAAGATTGGAAATCAGTAAAAATAGCAACAGCAACTAAAATGGCCAAAAAAGAAGGCATGTATCCCCCATATAAAGCAGATCAAGTACAAAAAGTAAGATACCAAGCAAGTGATGTTTTCACTAATAGTCCTAAAGATGCTAAAAAAAGAGGTTATTTAGAGGAAAAAGATGAAGAACAAAAAAAATATACTCCTATAATATTACCTCAAGACCAAGAAATTATATTACAGGCGGATAATCCTAAAATGGCAAGAGGATTAAATGTAACTTATTTAAGTTCAGGAGGATATGATGTAAATTATTGGTGGGGTGATCCTAAAAATATAATACCTGCAGAATTAAAAGGTGATGGACAATCTTTTGGAGATGTAACTAATGTGTATTTAGGTTTTCACCCAGAATTAGGAGATAAAGATCCTAAAAATACAAAAACTACAATAAATGAAGGAGATACTTATGAAAAAATGGCAGCTAAAGGTAAGAAAAAAGGTAATTTAAAACAAGGTACTGTTAGAAAAAGATTAAAAATTAAAGCAGGAGATAAAATTCCTTTATCTAGGATAAATAAAGCTATTTCAAGAATAAAGAAAATGAAAAATCCTAGTAAAAAAAATAAAAAATTTCTTAAAGCATTAAATTTAGCTAAAACATTAAAAACCACAACTAATGTGAAAGAAAACCAAGATAAAAAAATTCATGAAGTTATAGCTAAAGGTATAGAATTTATACCTAAAAATATTACAATAAACAAAGGAGATACTATTAAATTTATAAATAAAGAAGGAGTTCATAATGTAAATGGAGATAAATCTCACCCAAGAAATAAAAACAACCCAGGAAGTTTTAAAAATAAAGTAGGTGAAGGATGGACTTACACAGTAAAATTTAATAAATCAGGAACATATAATTATCATTGTGATCCTCATTTAGGAATGGATATGGTAGGTATGATAAAAGTAAAAGAAAAAGTAGAAGAAGGAATGAATTGTGGTTGTGGACAAGATCCTTGTATTACATTTGGGGTTATGTATGAAGCTGATCCTAAAAAAGGAACAGGTAAAAAACCAAAGGGATCAGGAAGAAGATTATATACAGACGAAAACCCAAAAGATACGGTTAAAGTTAAATTTTCAACTAGACAAGACATAGTAGATACTTTAAGTAAAAAATCATTTAAAAGTAAATCTCATGCTCGTAAATCACAAATTATAAATTTAATACATCAGAGAGTAAGAGCAGCTTTAGGTAGAACTAAAGATCCAGAAAAGAAAAAACGTTTAAGATCTGCTTTTAATTACATCAAACAACGTAAAGAAGCATCTAAGAAAAAAACACAACGTATGAAAAAAGAAAATGCACTTACTAAAGTTTGGTGGAAAAAAATAATAAATGAAATATTATTAACAGAAGGAGGAGCAGCAGGACATATGGCTCATCCATTTAATTTATCAAATGTAAATAATGGTAAATCATTATTAGATGTGTTTGAAAAAGCAGCTGTTTCTCTAGACAAAAATCCAGGTTCAGTAAAAATAGATGGTGTAAATAGTTCTATTAGACTAGTAGATTTAGAAGGTAAAAAACAATTTGTAATGGATAGAGGTTCTAAAAAACCTCTTGATTTAAAAGGTATTACAAAAGATGATTTATTAGCTAGATTTGGTGATGGTCATGGAATGATAAAAATAGGAGGAAATGTACTAGATATGTTTAATGAAGCATTACCTTCACTTGAAGCAGATCTTAAAAAATTAGGAGCATATGATGATCCAAATATATTATTTAATATGGAATATGTTAGTGGTAAAACTAATGTACAAGATTATGGTTCTAATTTTATAGCAATTCACGGATTAAATAAAATAGAAAGTAAAGAAGTACAAGGTAAAAGAGGACCATTAACTAAACGAGTATCTTCAGAGGTGTCTTACAGTAAAGATGATTTACAATCATTATTAGATAATTTATCACCAATTGCTAAGAAAAAAGGATTTGAAGTTTATGGTTCTGTACCTACAAACATGACTAAAAAACCAAATTTTAATTCAGCATTATCACAAAAATATACAGTTGAAGCAGGTGAAGACACACAAACAAAATCTTTAGGAGAATGGTTAAATGAATTAAATAACATTCCTGAAGAAGATTTTATATTTATGAATGTAGACTATAAAAAAGACAGTTCCACCGTTAATAGAAAAAAAGTAGGAGCTGTTTCTAAACAAGTTTATCTTGCAATTCTTAACGGAGAAAACGTTGATGGGTTGTTTGATGATGTAAATGATAAAGAAAAAGCTATTCAGGGCTTTGTAACTTATCTTGCAACAGAAAAATTAGGAGATGAAATACTTAAAGTGTTAGATTCACCTATGGGTTCAGTTGAAAACCATGAAGGTGTAGTAATAAGAGATGAAAAAATAGCAAATGTACCATTCAAAATAACTGGTAAATTTATACTAGGAGGAATGGCTTCAGATTTTTAAAATATGAAAAAAAAAGATTTATACAAATTAGTTAAACAAAGTTTAAAAGAACTTATTCAAGAACAAGGACCTGATAAAGGTGGAAGAGATCAAGAACTAGCATTTCAAGGAAAAACACCAAGTGTCGACGCACCAACAGGAAATATAGGCACAACAGGAGATGAAATAGACCCAATTGATCTAGAACCAGTAGAAGAACCTGATTTTTCAACCCTCACAGGTTTTATTGCAGGAACAGGCACGCCTTGGGATATATGTGCAGCTGACGTTGGCCCAGGTCCTAATCAAATTGCAAGTGGAGGTACAGCTAATTATGTTAATTATGGAACTTTTACAACTAATTTAGTAGACCCAACAGAACAATTTGGTGCGGGAGTTTGTCAGTCAGTTACAATAGCTGATGAATACATTTGTTGTTCTTCTACCAATCCTGATCATAATAATATAGCAGCTTTTAATATTCAAACAAACTATAATTTATCAGGCCTAGGATCAGGAAATGTAACTACAAGTTATAATTATCCTTCATCATTAGGATGTTATTGTCCTAATCCTACAACAACACAAGTAACCTTAAATAATGGAAACACTGAAACTGCTTTAATAAGTTGTGGACTAACAGGAGGTACTAATAGTTTTGCAAATTTTGATACTTGGGCTACTGCTATAACATCACTTGGTGCTAACTGGAATGCAGCAGGAAATTGGAGTGTAACCCAACAAGGTGTTACATATACTGGACTTGGAATGACATCGGGTTGTCCAGGATGTACATATATAAATGCAACTAATTATAATGCAGCATATAATATAGAAAATGGTTCGTGTGTTTTTAACAATGTATGTACTGAACAATATTTTGATAATTATTTTTGTGATAATCAAGCAACAATAACAGGAGGATCAACAGTAGCACCTGGACAAAATTTATGTGATGCTAATGATGATCCTATTATAGTAGCTAATCCAGATCCTCTTGCTCTTACAAATGTAGTAGGAGTAGCAGATTTAAATGATAGTGATGATTGTGCATACACAGGATGTTTTAACGCAAACCAACCAACAGGAGCCCCAGGATATGGTTTACCAAACACAAATTATGAATGTTCAACACCTTTAAGTGCAGCAGCAGCAGTTTTATGTGCTGGTACTTTAACAGGAACAAATGATCAAGCTACTAGTTACACAGACATTGATAATCAATCAGAAACACCTAACATGACGAATACAGGATGTATAGGAGTTACACCTGTTTTAGGATGTGATAATGGTGATTTTGATCCTCAAATAGGAGGTAATTACAATCCAAACGTAAATGTTCCTTACAATTCAACTGATTATGCTACCCTTCCTTGTACATTTTCAGGATGTTTATCTGAAACTGATGGTATTGGTGGTACAAATTCAAATTGGGTATGTAATTTAGAACCTAATTTATGTACTAATCAGAATAATCCAGGTTCACAACATGATAATAGTTTAGGAACATTCACAGATAATGGAAGTTGTAGTTCAACTACGATTTTAGGTTGTACTTCAACAGATTACGCAGAATTTAGTCAATTTCATTCTTGGAATACAGCTGATCCAAATGGACCTTTCGCAGATGAAGCAGACAGTAATGCTTTTTATTGTGAAACAGAAATTCTTGAAGGATGTGTTGTACAAACGGACCCAACTAATGGAACATCAAATAATTATTTTTGTTTAGATACAGCTGTAGCTACAGGAACTTATGCTTGTACTGGTACTAACTCAGACGTATTACCACAAGTAACATTACAATTACCTGATCCTAACGATTTACCTAACTTAACGGCAACACCAGTAACTTTAGTAACACAAGGAACAGTAGTGTGTGATTATGATTTAGATGATGATGGAACAAATGATGATAATGAAGTATTTGGATGTAGAGATGCAACAGCTACTAATTATAATGCAAATGCAACAGATCCAGGAGGTTTGACTCCAACAGCTCAAGATTTTCTAGATGGAGGATGTGAATATACTTTTTACGGTTGTACTACACCAGGTGCAACTAATTTTGTAGACATTACTAATACTACTGCTTTTCCAAATCCACCTTATGTTACGGATTCAACTGCTGCTAATTTCAATACAACTGTTATAAACCAAGTTTCTGCAACAGACACAAGTGATCCTTGTGTGATCCCTAATGGTTGTACAGATCCTAATGCAAATAATACCCATCCAAATGTAGCAAATAATTTACCTGTCAATGAAGATCAGTCATGTGTATTTTCAGGATGTACTCAACCACTTGCAACAAATCAAACCCAAATAACATCTACAGTAGCTTTTTACAATGGAAAAAAATTAACATCATCAACAACAGTAGGATCAACAACGGGACCAACATTAACAGGACAAACAGATGATAATTCATGTGTGTTTGATTATTGTACAAGTAATCAATTCCCAGCTCCTAATGGTAATTATGTGTGTGATGCTTATCCAGCTTTATGTCTTAATTATAATGGAGTAGGAACAGGAACAGTAAATACAGGACTTGGAACTTGGACTAATTTAAATACAACTAATGGATGTACAGGAGGTGTAAAACCGGGATGTACAGACAATACAGAAGGTGATCCTTTAACAATAAATGGTGTTACTTATCATAATAATTTAGATGTAAATGGTGGTGCAACATGTGGACCTAATGGGAATTCACGTTGTTTAGCTAAAAATTATGATCCACAAGCTACATTAAATAATCCAAATGATATTTGTAATTATGATTTTTGTCCTGATAATTATCCAGATGCTTTTAATGGATCTCCTACAGATCCTAGAGGAGATCTTTGGAGTAATAATCCTGGTAATAATGCTGTGTCAGACTTATGTGAATATGAAGGATGTGCAGATAATCAAAATAACCCAATACAAGGAGCACAACAAACAGTATACCCAGGATGGCAGTTATTTAGTAATGATGCTCTTTATTATTATAATCAAAATAATAGTGGTTGTCAAAGTGGACCATTTGGTGGAACTAGAGATGGTATGTATCCTACAGGATATTTAAATCCAGCTTCTACTGCTTGTTGTGCAATAGGAGGATGCAAAGATGATGGTACTTGGGATTTCCAATGGTGGGATGCTATGGGTTACAATGCTATTTATGGAGCACAAACAGGAAATACTTATCCAAATGATATGGTTGGACAACCTGCACCACCTTCATACCCATCTAATGGTATGGTAAGTCCAGTTCAAGCAAACAACTTAAATAATAACACAAACGCAAATGTAGATGATGGGACATGTACTTATAAATTTGGGTGTACAGTTGAAGCCGCACCAAATTATGATCCTAATGCAGAAGTAGACGATGGTTCATGTTTAAATCCTTGTAAACATATAAGAGCAATACAATGTAATCCTTCACCTGGAATGGATGGTGATGGTAATCCAGTTGAACATCAAATACAAGAATTTTGTGCTCATCATGGACCTAATGAAACTCCAATAATGGGAGATGAATTTTGGAGTAATAAAGGTATAATAATACCTCCACCTCCTACAGGCGGACCTATGATTTCACCACCAGCAGCTACATTATGCCCACAAGACCATCAGGATGCCATAGACACCCAAAATTATATGGGCCAATTTGGAATGCCTAGTTCAACTTGGTCAGGTCAAGGAGGAGCAGGAATAGGAAATTACCCATGTGCAGTAGCTTCAGACATATATGGATTTAATTATAGATGGAGTAGTGGTCAGTCAGCATGGTTCTGGGAAGGTATTTGTGCTCAATGTACTACTTTAAACCCAACTGTTCTTAGTAATTGGGGAGATCCATCAGGACCGGTATCAGGAACTTGTGTCAAATGTTCTACCATGGCTCCACCTTTAATACCAGATATAACAGGAGGTACAGGAACTTTAGCTGTAGCAGAAGAACCTATAAACCAAATAAATGCAGTGTTTAAAATAGTTTATGTGAATGATTGGAATGGCTCTAGCCCTTTAACAGTTTTAAATCCATGGAATTGTAGTCAAGATCCACCTGTAAAAACACCAGGCAAGGGTCTTGATAAATTTGACGATATAGGAATTGAAACTGATTCTATTAAAAAAGTAGTTGGAGAGAGTAAAAAAATAAGAAAATTAATAAAAAAATGGAAAAAAAACAATCTTTAAAAAAAATAGCTAAGTTTTTTGGGTATTTAAATAAACAAAACACTACATCAAAAATAAATGAACAAACTTCCACAGTTTTTGATGATGAAAGTATGGATGAATTAGGAGATATCATTTCAAAATATGTTGAAGATCCAGATGATGTACAAAGAGAATTAGATCTTTTTGATGATGGAGGATTTGATAATATGTCAGACATGGTAACAGCTAATCTTGATAGAGATCCTGAATATAAAGCCTGGTATAATAAATTACATAGTATAAAAGGAGATGAAATAGAAATTAGTTTAGAAGATTTAGACTTTGAAACACTTAAAAAATCATTTCCTAAAAAATACAAAAAAGAAAAATTCACTCGCCCTCAAACAGGTGAACCTTATTATGAAGATGCTGTTTCATTTCCTAATTTAGATGATAGTAGAATGGAAATAGGAGACTCATCAGCATTAGAAGATTGGAAAAGTAAAACAAGTAGACGATTTGGAAATGTTACAATAATACTTAAACCTAATGCAAAAAATTGGTTTGATGAAGTATTTATAGACGATGAAGCATTTAACCAAACAAGGGATCAACTTATGAGAGGAAAAATGTCAGCTATGAAAAGAGATCAAGAATTAGGTAGAAGTATAGATGAAAGTTTTAGAAAAAAACAATTACAAATAAGAGCAGGTATAATAAAATAAGTTATGTTAAAAAAAGAATTTAATAAAAAAGATGTAAATAGAGCTCGTAATTTAATTATGGGTAAAACTGGAGCTTCTACAGGTACACAAATTGGTTATAAAAAAATAAAAAAAGAATATAAAGAAGGTGACATTTGGACAGAAAATAAAAAAACTTGGACAATTAAAAATGGTATTAAACAAACAGTATCTAAATTGGATAAAATTAAAAAAGAAGTATTTATGCCTTTATGTTGTCCTAAATGTAATAAGGTAATGAAAAATCGTTTTGATAAACCTAATTATAAGATTCATAAAATGTGTTATAATTGTGTAATTGATTTTGAAGGAAAATTAAAACATATACCAGAAAAATATGAAAAATATATTAAAGAATTAGAAATAAAAAATAAACTTTCAAAAATGGATGAAATAGAATCATATTTATTAGATATGGTAAATATATCTAATGAAGGATTTATTTCAGAAGATGGAGTTATCGAAAAATGGGTAGGAGGTATTGATAGCAAAAAATGGACTAAAGATATTAAAGATTATGGAGTTAGGGTAAGAGAAAAATTAAACCAAGAATTAAATGACCAAGAGAGAACTACTAGAACTGATTAAAAATATTTTACAAGAATATACAGGTACTGGTGCCAGTGGAGGAAATTCTACTGATGGTAATGATATTCCATCTCCTAGACCTTTTGCTGATGATGAAGATGAATTAGAAAATTATACAAATAAAAATGTATATGGAGCTGAAGGAGGCCATTACAGAAAAGATGCTGATCCATTTAATTATAATAGGCTAAAAATGCCTATGTTTGAACAACAAAACCCAAGAGTAGCACAATTACAAGCTAAAATTCAACAAAGAACTCAACAAAATCAAGCAGATCAATTTGAAATACAAGATATAGGAATTGAAGATGCTATATCAGCAGCTGGAAAAGCCAACGCAGCCCAACAACCCTCAATAGATCAAGCAGAAATAGCAAGAGCAGAAGCTTCTAAAAAATTAAATGACACAAGAAAAAAAATATCAACTCTTAAAGTTGAATTAGATAATTTAATGAAAAGAGAAACAACTCAAGATATAATAGATTTAAGAAAAAATGTAATTAAACAAAAAAATGAATTAGAAGCAACAGTAGATAATTTAAGAGATGATTTAAAATCAAAAGGAAAAGCAGTTGATGATTTATTAAAATCAAGAGCAAAAGCAGCAGGAGATCAAGCTAAAAATATTAGTCAAATGAAAAAAGCAGCAGCCCAAGCAAAAAGAGATGCCCAAAAAGCAAAAAGAGACCAAGTCCAAGAACAATCATATGGTAGTGCTACTTTAACTACCCAAGGACAATATAAAAGTAGATTTACAAAAACTGGTAGACCACCAGGTATAATGGAAAATTCAGAATTAGCAGATTTACGAGCTCGTTTAGCTCAATTATATAGAGAAATGGAACAAGAGGCTGAACCAGAAGGAGGCCCTATTGCAGACCAATATGCAGATGAAATTGATAAATTAGAAAAAGAAATAGCAGCATTAAAAGGAAATTCTAAACAAGATAAATCATATGACGAAGTATATCTTAAAGGTAAATTAGTTGGAATTAAAGATGCATATGAATATGAGGTAGTAAGAGGTGAAGGTAGAATTACAATTTATCCAGATTTAGGTTCTCTTCAATATAAAGGTAGATCTACTCAAGAAATAGTATTTAGTAGAGGAGAAGGAGGAATACAGTTTATTAGAGCTTTTGGATATGAAAGATCTTATGATGAATTAAAAAAAGTACTACCTGAATTACCAGAAATGGGAGACTCAAGCTATGCAGGGTTTATGAATGTAATGGATTCTAAACCTATTCTTGTAGATCTAAATACAGCAGTAGAAATGAAAGAGGCTATGATAAGAGGAAGAGATGCAGAATCAAAAGCTCAATCAGATTTTTACGGAAGTAGAGCTCAAACAGGTAGAATAGGGTACGGATTAGAGGAAATGTTACAAAGTTATTATAATAATAGAAGTAGTAATAGTTTAATGATTTATATGGACAAATATAAAAAACAAGCTTTACATGAAGGTACAGTAAAAAAGTTTTTTAAAATGTTTGAAAATGGTAAAACTAATGAAGAAGTATTAAGACATTATGCTGGAAAAGGAGTATCAGTACCTGAACAATATTTAAATAAAGTAAGAAAACAATATGAAAATTTAAAAAAAGCTAAATTAGAAATTGAATTTTCTGAACAAGAAGCTAAAGACTTTAAATCTTTTAAAAAAGAAAGACACGAAAAACCTAAACAAATGTCTTCTAGATTATTTAAAGAGGCAAAAACTATAAAAAAATATCCTATACCCCCTGAAATAAAACAAATTTTAGAAAAAGACTTAGAAATGTTTCCTTTACCTCGTTTTGTAAGTGGATTAAAAGCAGTAAATTCAATCCCTCCATCATACAGAGTATTTCTTTTAAATGATAATTATTTTGATATAATTTATGAAGACTATTCTATGGCTATAAAAATAGGACCAAGAAAATATTATTTAGGAGATTTAGAAGAAAAACATAGAGCTAAAAAAACAATAAGTAGTTTATTAACTCAACCTATATTGAAAAAAGGAGAAGAAGAAACACCAGAAGATACAACACCAACACCTACTTCTCCACCTGAAGAACCAGAAGCATAATGAAATTCAAACAAGCATTTACAGAATTATATAAGGACGCTAAACAAAAATATAATATTCAAAAAGCGCCTAAACTTATCTTACGTAAGGATGAAAAAAATGCTAAAAAAATATTTGGCAGAACAGCTTATTATGATCCAGAAAATTCAAAAATAGTTGTATTTATTACAAACAGGCATCCTAAAGATATTTTAAGATCTTATTGTCATGAATTAATACATCATGTTCAAAATGAAAGAGGAGACTTAATGAAAGGAAATGCCACAAGTCCTAAATATGCTCAAGAGGATGAACATTTAAGAAAAATGGAAATGGAAGCATATTTAAAAGGTAATTTATTACTTAGAGATTTTGAAGACAATTTTAAATATTAATAAAAACAAAACGTTATGTTAGACAAATTATTTGGCGGTGGAGCCGCAGATTTAGTAAAAAATGTAGGAGGTGTAATAGATAACTTACACACCTCAAAAGAAGAAAAACTCGCTGCAGAGCAAAAAATTAAAGAATTAGTAGCTAACTACGAAATTGAGATGGAAAAAAACATCACAGATCGTTGGAAAGCAGACATGAATAGTGATTCATGGTTATCAAAAAATATTAGACCATTAGTTTTAGCATTTTTGGTGGTTTGTACAGTTTTAATGATATTTATTGACGCAGGTTCCATTAATTTTGTAGTAGAACAAAAATGGACAGACTTATTACAATTAGTACTAATAACAGTAATTGGTGCTTACTTTGGTGGTAGGTCATTTGAAAAAGCTAAAAAAACTAAATAAATTGATCAGAAAAATACCTATCATATCTCTAGAAGATTTTGAAGCGAAAGCTAAAAAACCAACTATGATGAAAAGCTTAGTCTTAAACATAGCGGAAGGTATAGATAGTAAATCGGAGGAAGTTCAGATAGCAGAAATAAAAAACCATAATTTAATAATAAGTGTACCTAAATCTGAATGGAAATTAGGTTTAGAAAACGCTATGGAATATTATATAAAAACAGAAGAGTATGAAGAATGCTCTAAAATAAAAAATTTAATAAATAAAATAGATGGCAAATAAAATTAGCACACATATAAGTTACCATGAAGGTACTTACAGTAGAACTGGTGAAAGATTAGATTTAGACAATACACCAAACGAAGAACAATTAAAATGTATGAAAGAAGTTGCTGAAAATTTATTTGAACCACTACGTGAGTGGGTTGGTGGTCCAATAAAAATAAATAGCTTTTTTAGAGGTGAACCTGTAAACACAGCAATAGGTGGTAGTACTAGATCACAACACATGAAAGGTCAGGCTATAGATATAGACGACACTTTTGGACATAAAACAAACGCAGAAATGTATCATTACATAAAAGACAATTTAGATTTTGATCAAATGGTTTGGGAGTTTGGCACTGAATACCCTAATGGTAATCCTAATTGGGTTCATATTAGTTGGGTATCACATAGACCTAATAGAAAACAAGAGGTTATCGCTGTAAAGAAAAATGGTAAAACTAAGTATATAAAAGACATTAAAAAATATTTAAATAATAAATAAAAAATAAAATTATGTGTAATTGTAAAGAATGTAATTGTGGTACCTCATGTGAGTGTACTTGTTGTGACTGTTAAAAACATTTAGTCCGATTCATAGCCGGACGATTTAAAAAAATAGGAAAGGAGCTGTGGCCCAATCATTTGGATTGGGTCACTTTTTTTTATATATTAACTAAAAATAAAAATTAAAAATGACTAAAGTAGTAATTGTAGGAGCAGGAGTTGCAGGTATAAATGCAGCAACTAAATTAGTAGACAATAATTTTAAAGGAAAAATCACTATTATTGATATGGGTAAAAACCCATATGATAGATTACCCGAAGAAGTAATGACAGGTATGTTAGGTGCTGGTGGTTGGTCTGATGGTAAATTAACTTATCACACTTCAATAGGTGGTCAGTTATCTAAATACTGTGGAGATGAAAAGGCAATGGAATTAATGGATCAAGTTATTAATAATTTTAAAAGATTTCATCCTAAACCAGAAGAAGTACAATGTTCTAACCCAGTAGCAGAACC